GCTGTTGAGCCGTTTGTTGGGCTTGTTCAGCTTGGTTTGCTTGTAGTAGTTGTTTAGCTGCATCAGCAGATAGTTTTGCCAGTTGTACAGCCATTTCAGGGCTTAACTCTGTATCTTCTGGAGGTAGTGTAGTACCTAGCTGAGTCTCTATACCTCTACGGTATTGGAAGCCCACATGTTCCATGATATGTGCCATTAACGCCTGTTTTATGACAGAAGCTTGAGGGTTTTGTCCCATTGCTGCCGCTATCTTAGGGTCAGTTAGCATACTGTTATGTACTGTTAAATGCGCATCGTGGTCTTGTTCTATGAACGCTTTGACAGGTTTAGCTTTAAGAATGTCCATATTCTCTGTTACAGGGTCAGTTGGTTTTTGATCTTCTTCCACAATAACTATCTTATCCGCGTCTTTAATGCCCATAACTTCAAGCATTTGACGGTGTAATACAGGTAAGTTGTATATTTGTGGAGATTGTTGAGCTAACTGGATAGCTGCTTGGTACTGAATGATCCTTTGTGCCATAGTACTAGCGTTTGGATCAGAGACTGGAATAATATCAACTTTATCGTAGTCTTCTTTCTTAGCTGAGGGTTCAGCATCAAACTCTGGCATGTAGTCGTAAGCAGGGGCAGTATAGTCTCTTACCAACGCTGCAATTAACTTAAACTCTTGCTCCATCGAGTAGTGAACACGAGCCTGAACAGCCGACATCACCTTTAAGGTTCTTTCCAAGATAGCCAGTGTAGTACCTACTGGCGCCTCTCCATTCATGTTATCCAGCTTAACATCAGCAACTGCAGCTAATCTACGGCCTTCTTCTACTACGTTTTGTAGTAATGTGAATAATGTTTGGCTTGGCTCTTTATAAGGAAGCGGTAAGATGTTGTCTTTAATATTAGATGATGGAACATCAACGTCTCTCCACTCACCCGGCATGATCGGAGTATCATCACCTTTAATCCTAAGACCCCTAGATTTTAAGCCTCCGGGTAGGTTACTTAGTGTACCTGCATCAATTAACTGTCTGACAATAGAAGTTGCAGATTTAGCAAACCCACCAATAAGATGTATAAGACCGTAGCCATAAGCACCGAAACCGGGGATATAAGTATACTGTACAAAATGTTGCTTAGCTTGTTTAAGAGGGTCATGTTCATCCCAGTTACGTCTAATGGATAAAATCTCTTGTGTGCCTTGTTCAATGGTCACAACATATGGCAGGGCTATGCCTGTCTCTTCACCTGAGTCATCATCGACATCTTCAAACCCAACAAGGTCTAACTCAACCTGCATCTCTAATAGTCTGTATCTATTGTCGTATGTGGCTTTATACCCATCAGCCTCGTCTTTGCGCTTCTGAATATCGTCAAGGTCTTTTGTTGGTTCACCAAGGTCTACATCACGATAGAACTCCGCATACTGTAGCTTCTTAACATCATTCTTGGTTTTACGCATGACATGAGTTAGTCGCTCTGAAGTACGTGCATCAGAGGCTCCATAGGGGATATACAGATCTTCCGCAGGTACAAACATACTTACCTGACGGTTTAGTGAGGGGTCAAAATATACTTTCTTAAACGCGGCTCCTGCCAATGCTAAGGACCACAACATCTTTTCGTGTTCAGGTCTAAACTCAGTCATTTTTTCCGTAAGCTGGTAGTTCATGTCTTCTACAACACGTTCCGCAGACTTCTGGGTATCAGGGTCATCTTTACCGATTATTCGGGCTTTTACAGGTCCCTGAGCAGGAAATGTTTCAGAGATCATCTCAGACTGAAAGCGGATAGCCGCTTCTGTTAGCATGGGGTGGTATACACCACAAGCGCCTTGCCAAGGTTCTGAACGCTCTTCAATTTTTAAACCTAACAAATCTAAGCCGTCTATATAGGTAGACTCCCACTCTTTACGAGCGTTCTTGTCATTGTGAAAGTCATCAAGTAAGTCAGCTACTAGTGAGGCCATATCCGCCTCATCCATGTACTCCGCGAGGTTCGCATCAAACCCCGGCTCTTGTTCCATCTCTACATCAACCTCAGTCTCAATAGGATCCATCGGATCCCCTATATTAACCTCTATTGGCGCTTCATCATCTTCTGTTAAAAAGGGACTCTGCGGTTGCATCGCCTTAAATATGTTGTTTGGAACTTCAGCCATTGATGGATCCTTAAGTTATTTGTTCGTTAGTAGTAGTTAGCACGTTTCTTATACATCCAGCTATCTTCATCAATATCCTTATCTTTAGCAGATCCAATAAAGCCCCCAGACCTAAACCTAGCAAGAGCTAAAGTTACAGCATCCACAAAGTCATCATTCCTACCTGCTGGAAACGAGGCAATCTCATTAATTACTTCATCAGCCCATCGAGTAAGAGGAGCCCATACTTTACCAGAAGCAAAAATATCAGCCACCGCATTAAGTCTTGATATCTTATCTTGTCCGCGTGAAGGTGTAAACTCTTGTACAGGTACGCCCATACGTCTTAACTCGTATATTAACGGTGCTCCTGAAGCTTTTTTCTCAACAATAACCCCGTCAGGCTCCCACTCTTGATAAAACTCTAAAGTCCGTTGCTTTAAATCAGGGAACTCTAGCCGTTCTCGCCATGCCTCTAAAAGTATTAAATTTGGTTGATCTCCGTCTTCAGGATTGTTCCAAACACCAAATATCACAATGGCACTATAGTCAGCACTGGTCTTTTTCTCAAACGCCGTATCCATTGACATCAACAAAAAGTCACAATCAGGGGGATCTTTTTCCTTCCATTCTTGCCACCACTCTCTCTTGATTATGGCTGTTGCTTCTGATGTAGGTTGTTGTTGATACTGTGCTTGCCATTTACTTGCTGGAATTTCGTTACGTACAGCTTCAAGTTCTTCAATGTTCCAAAACTCAGGCCATAGTGGCTTGCCACTGGGTAATATAGCAGGGAACTCAACAACCTCCCATTTGTCGCCGCCATTCATAGCAGAGTGCTCTAAAATCTGTCCTGTAAGGTCTCTCATGGACCATCGGGTCATAACGATAATAATGGCTCCGCCAGGCTGTAACCGCTGTCTTGGACCTGATGAATACCAACTAAAGACCTTATCGTAAACTTCAGGGTTAAACTGAGCTATAACGGCTTCACCTTCTGAATGAGGGTCATCAATAATGAGCAAATCAGCACCCCGCCCAGTAACGGTGCCACCAACACCAGCAGCAAAGTACTCGCCATTAAAGTTTGTATTCCAGCGTCCCGCTGCCTTGGAATCCGTGCGGAGCTCGACTTCTGGGAATATTCGTCTGTATTCATCTGAGTTTACCAAGTTACGTACTTTACGACCAAAACCCTCAGCTAACTCAGCAGTATTGCTTATCTGCATTATCTTTTTCTTAGGAAACTGCCCTAAGAACCACGCGGGTAATAAATAAGACGCAAACTCAGACTTGGTATGCCTCGGCCCAAGATTAATAATAATTCTTTTCTTTTCACCACGAGCAACAGCCTCAAAAAGCTTTGCTATGCGCCTATGGTGCGCACCACTAATAAAGTCAGGCCACACTGAATTAACAAAGGCTATATAGTCTTTTCTGGCATGGGCTCTTTCTTTACGGGTGTTTAGTTCTTGTATAACGTCTAATAAAGCTGCTTTTTCCGCCAATGGTGCGGCACTAATAAGGGCATCAAAATCTTCTGGGCTAAAGTCCTCAAACACCTACTACCGTCCCTTCAATAACCTTTTCGTCTGATTTATTGAGATATCTTTGCATTGCTTGGCGTAGGGTCTTCTCTAACTCGTCACTTGTTTTATGGGTAACGCTAAGTTCTGTTTTCTCCACCATGAGGCCCACGGTGCTGGTTTTAGCTAGAGTGTCTAGCGCAGATTTACTTATTTTTGGATCGGGATCATTAGCTTGTTGTACTAATTTAGTCAGAACGAAGTTCTGCCATTGTCCCTGTGTTGTAGGCAAGTCAAAGTTGTATTGCCCGAAGTGCTTTTTTAAATATTTTTCAGCTGCAAGTGATGGGGCACTTGTTAATTTTACGCCTTCTTGTGCGGTTTTCTCCGCCCATTTTTTATCCTCTTCTGTTGGAAGCAAAGGTAAGTCGGCAGGGTGATTTAGTTCTTGAAATTTTAGATCCGCAAAAACGTCTTGTGCGTTAACACTAGGTACACCTAGAGGGATTTCAAAGTCATCTGTAGTTTTATTTTTTGTCATGTTCGCAGAACTCGGAGTTCAGATGGTGGAAGCGTAATGGATACAGGACGGGATGTCAATGAAAATTTTTATATAAAATTTTTTGGTTTTTGTTTTTAAAAAGGCATGGGGGGTGTTTTGTGGAAAACGTAGTTTTTGTAGGGTTATTGTGTTTTGGGTTTACGTTTTTATTATGGGGGCTTTACGTTTTTATTATGGGGGCTTTACATTAGTTTTTGTAGGGTAATTATGTTTTGAGATTTTGATGGAAATTTTGGGATTAAGTGAGTGGAATATAGTTTATGCGCACCTGCCGGGACGTTAAATGCCAGCGGGGGGTTACCCCATGGGTGGGGTCAGCAGAGCAGTCATTCTGCCCAGGCGACGGAGTTTTGACGTTAGCCACGCTGCATAACGTGATTCAATTGATTGATAATATTTATTTGCTTTAGACTGTTTTAATGTGTTAAGGTTACGTGTCGTTTGGTTTTACCGAACTGTTTATAACTTAACTAATGAGAATCTTATTATGTATTTAAATATAGATCAGAATCCAAAAACTATTAAAGGACAAAAACAAGGATATTTAACAGGGGTATTATATTTAGCTCCTTATAATTTAGCTGGCATTAATATGTGTCCTATGGCTGAAATAGCTGAATGTCATGAGCCTTGTTTAAATACAGCGGGGAGGGGGGCATTTACAAAAACACAAATAGCAAGGATAAATAAAACGAAAAAATATCACGCTGACAAGCAATTGTTTATGACTCAAATAGCAAAAGATATAAAATCTTTAATACGAAAAGCAGATAGACTTAAGTTTATCCCTATTGTTAGATTGAACGGCACTACAGACGAACGCTGGGAAAACGTTAGTTTTACATATGATGGCATAGAGTATAAAAACATTATGGCGATGTTCCCAACTATACAGTTTTACGACTATACGAAAATACCAAATAGAAAAAACATCCCTGATAATTATGATTTAACATTCAGTTATAGCGGGGTTAAAAATTACGAGTCTTTTGTTAAAATGGCAATAGAGAAAAAAGAGCGTATAGCCGTCGTATTTAGGTCAATATCTGCGATCCCTAAATCATTTTTAGGGTTACCCGTTATAAATGGCGATGACTCAGACATACGGCATATTGACCCTAAAAACACAATTGTTGCATTATATGCAAAAGGTAGAGCAAAAAAAGACTATAGCGGTTTCGTAGTTGGATAAGCAAACCAAATAAAACCGATCCAAGGGGCTAACAAGCCCCTTTTTTGTGCCTGCAATCTTTAAGCAGTCATATCCTACTCAAACCGCCAATTGAGCGAGGTAGCACATTCTTTATTGAACGAAAAAGAAAAAGTAATGCTAGGGTTTAGGTTTTAAATTATCGGGGCTTAAATCGATTATTTTTATATCCACACGCATTTAGTTGGCTGTGGTAGGATCAGCACGGCTCAGAATTATATTTTATAGTGCTACATGGTGCGGATCATTTACGTTTATTACGCTTGTTATGTAGGCTTAAAAATGGTTTGTACAAAAAAGACAATAAGGCAATTTGATGGCAATACCCAGCAGGGGCTGGGGCTGGGGTTATTTGTTAAGTTATATTATTATTATTAAAATAAATATATATATATATTCTAGACTTTTTAAAAATTCAACCTTACTAAAAGTAGGGTTATTTGGAGTTACCAATTTTTCAATCTAAATATAAATACTCTCTCAGATTTTAAATTATTTTATCATTCCCTCTAAACATCACCCCACACCCTGCATAAACTCTATATTCCCCCACCCAATTGACAACACCCCTAATTTGTACAACTCAATCCTCAACGACGTTACAAACCACTTTTTTTCAAGCACAGATACAGTACGGCAATACATGCAGAGATTGTTAAGTTAATTAATTATTTTTTCAGCAGCGAAAACCTCTACAGCCCGCATGAAACCTGGATTCTTCATTTTAAAAACCCAAAAAAGATTGCTTTGTAAAGCTCTGAATAAAATAATTAATTGACATTGTTGTAAATCGTAACTAAATTGCACCTAACTTCTGAAGTGTCCAGAATTGTTAAAGCTTTTGTTAAGGTAGTAAATTAAATAAGATATGACACTAAACATCATTGTAATGTAGATTAATAGTCTGTTACAATGTAC